GTCTTGCCGCCGCCCATGGGCATCCACAGGGCGCAGCGCGGCACGTCATATAGGAAGCGCATGGCCTCCTCCTGATAGTCGTGTGGCTTAAACGTCCGTGTCATTACCGCTCCGTATCTTTTCGACTATCGTGTCGATGTCTTCTATGGTGCGCGCCGTGAACACCGGAATACCCGCGTCCTGCATGCGCCCGACCTCACGCTCCTGAATTTTGCTGTAGCGGTCGCCTTCGGCCTTTACTTCGATGAAGGCGGACTTGCCCCCCTTCCACCACACATAGCAGTCTGGGCAGCCTCTGCGGCTCTCCCAGCGCACCTTGCGGTATTGACCCCCACTCTTCTGCACTTTCTGCTTGAGGTGGTTCTGTAGGCGGCCTGCGGGGGTCATATAAGCTCCCATCCTTCCGGTTTCGGGTAAGGCTCCTTCTTGTACCGGATCAGGGGCCATGTCTTCTTCTTGAACGTCCGGTCCCCGACGAGGTAGATGTACCGGTGTTTGCGCGGGCGCTGCTTGTAATAGAAGTCGTCGCCATACTTGGCCTTGATCGCTGCCACGCGGCTCTCCGCGCCCCTGAACTGGTCCGATATGGTTTGGCTGTGCAAGTGCTCTTGCCCTTTTATTTTCCAGTCTGTGCGCTTCGCCGACAGGCCGTAATAACCAAAGTTGGTCGCCTGATAGATGTAGCCAAAGTGGCCTTGCTCTGTGTCTGCGAAGGAGACGACGATCCGGCCCTGCGGCAACAGCTTCAGGCTGCGGCCCACAAGCATGCTTGCGTGGTTGCGGACGTTGTCGCGGAGGCACAGGCGGTTTAGCTCAAGCACGGCAGGGGCCATGTCTGGGCCTGCCACTCCGGTGCGAAGTGTCGAACTCAATGGCGTGCCGTATGTGACCACGCCGAGCAAATCCTCGCCGTCGAACAGACCAAAGGCGTAGGTGATACTCGGCCAGCGTTTGGCGTAGTGGATGTTGAGGATGAAGTCCTCGCAATCGGCGCGGGCTATGGCGCGAACGTCCATACCTCAGTCCTTCTTGTAGCGGTGGGTCTCGAACCCAGCCGCAGCCAGAGGCAGGCCGACAGCCCACGACGGGTTGGTCGCCATGATCGACGCAAGCTGCGCCACTGTGTAGTCGGCGCTGTCAGGCACCTCAGTGATCAGCTCGTCATGCACGCGGATGCAGACTTCGTAGCCGTGCTCCTCCGCGCCGACCATGCCGGTCATGAAGACGTCGCGGGCGACGGCCTGAACGATGTTCTCCACCAGCTTGCCGCCGTAGGTCTCGATGCGCTCCCACTTCTTGGTGTACTGGTTCACGCCCTCGAACGTGACGCGCGCGTCCTCGATCTTGGCGTTGCGGTACGACAGGAAGCGCCCGCTGGGCAGCTTGATGCGCAGCCAGCCGTCCTTCATGTCGAAATGGAGCAGGCCGCGCACGTCGAAGCTCTCGCCATCGCCGCGCACTGCGGCGCGCGCCGCGCCCTCAACGTCGTACCAAAGTTTGACCACGTTCGAGTGCGCCGTGCGCCACGCGGTCACCAGCGGCTTGATCTCCTCGTCCGTCATGGCCGCGACCGCAGGGCCGCCCATCGTGCGGAAGGCTCCGACGCCGCCCTGATAGCCGCACGCCAGCTCCATCGTCTTACCGTACTGGCGCATGGACCCGTCGCCGGTCTTCTTGTTCTCGACCACGACTTCGGGATCGACGTTAAAGCCCTTGGCGTAGGCGACGACGTACAGGTCGTGCCCGATGCCTCGGTCGAAGTCGTAGAAGGCCTTAATCTTCCAGTCCTCACCGGCCAGCCACGCAAGCACGCGGCCCTCGATGTTGGACAAGTCGGCGATGACCAGCTTGCGCCCCGCAGGGGCCACCAGACAGCCGCGCACGGCGGACGAGCAGAGGTCGGTCACGTTGTCGAACATCAGGTCTTCGCAGTCCAGCTTCATAGCTGAAATGCCTGTCTCGATCTCGTCGGCGTCCATCACGGGGCGCGGCAGGTTCTGCGGCTGGAAAATACGCCCCGCGTCACGGCCTGTGCGCGATGCGCCGCAGAATTGTAGCGTGCCGCGCAGGCGACCGTCGGATGACGTGGCGTCGAGCAGCACCTTATACTTTGCCGGTGAGGTAGCCGCCGCCTGCTGCCGGATTTCCAACAGCTCACGCACGAAGGGCGTCAGGCTGCTGCTGCGGAGCAGCTCGGCAACGGTGGACTTAGTCAGGTTCTCCGGCGTGAAATTGTGGTAGTCCCGCAGATACTGTAGGAAGCGCGCGCCCTGCGTCAGCTTCGTTACGTGTCCGCCTGTCAGATCGGCAGCACGAGTGGCCAGAGTTCCTGAAGTTCTTCGAAAAGCTCGAAGGGCTGCGTGGGCGAGTTCAAGGTCGATGGCGATGCCACGGTCATTAACTCCTTGGTCAATTCGCCAAAGGTTCCGCTCACTCCGACTATTGTTCCAATTCGGCAGACGTCCATATACGTCTCGCATCGCGTCCACATCAAGGCGGGCGTATTCGATGAACTCATTCCATTCGGTGGGGTGACTGACACTGTCCGCTCTCCTCAACTTCATGTTCTTTGGTCGTGGCTTCGTGAACAAGTGTATCAGCTTCTTGCCCGCCTTGTCTTTAGCTTTGTCGGTCGGCACGCCCAACACGTCACACAGCGTGCCCAGCGAGCCGGGGAGGCTGTGGGCGAGTGCCTGCACCATCGTGTCTCGTATCTTCTCGACGGGTATGTTCACGCCGCAGTGGCGCAGCACGGTGCGGTCGAAGTGGCTGTTGTGGATGACAATGGTGTCGGCCTCGTAGATGTATTGCAGAAGGCCTGCGCGCCACTCAGGTTTGTGCTGCGTGTCCCACACGTCCACAGGCGCATCGTCCACAGCGAAGGCAACCAAAAGCACCTCCGCCTCTTCGGCGTAGCGGTGCGTACCGTGCGTGATCGGCACGGGGCTGTATGTTTCGAGATCAAGCCAGAGAGTGCTCACGAAGCACCCGACTGACCGTGCTCAAACCGTGCGGATCGTGCGGCAATCAACGCGTTTCTTACGCGCATGTCGTGCCCCCAGTTTGGGTAGGCTTCCGCTTGGAAATCCTTCAAGCGCTCCCCTGCGTCCACCTGTTGCCACTTCCATAAATTAAGGCAGGAGGTGTCCAAACCTTTAGGCCTGAGTTCGGTGCGAAGCGCGCCGACACCCTTATGGTGCACTATTACGGTAACTTCCAAAGTCAGGGCTTCGTCGGACACGTCTGGGACGTCGCCCAACAAAAGCAACGGTTTGGCCTCTGGGCCAAAGTCACCATCGTCCGCGCAGCAAGAAAACCCCGGAGGGCCACCATTGAAGTCTAGGTGGTCTAACCACATTTCGTTATCGCTAAAGAAGTTTGGGTCGCCTTTTACCTCAACGTACAGATGCTGCCCGCTAGGTGTAATGACTTCAAAGTCAGGGAGCCACGCAATAGTGTGATCTTGGTGCCATCCTATGCGATAGCCTTCATGCTCGTAGCGCCACTGCCACCCCAAGCTGTCGAAGAAGACCGCCCAGCGAGCCTCCAGACGGCTGCGGAAGCGGTGACCTTTGTAACGTGTTTCGATTGCTTTAATCATGATGTTTTCCCTCAATTCTGGTGGACCGCGCCCCGCGAGTTACCAACAACGGGGGAGGGACCACCCGGTGCGCGGCGCGGTCCGCCAGAAAAGAGGGCGCGACGGTTGCTTCCAACTGATGCCGGAGCATCCAACCGCCGCGCCGTCCCTATAGCGTTAAATTAGATCAAGTCCAATAGCTGACGCATATGCGTCAACAAGGTAGCGCTCTTCCTGACGCTTGTCGCCGTCCATAGCCCGCAGGCGAAGGACTTGGCGCATGATCTTGACGTCATAACCGCGAGACTTGCCCTCGGCGAATACGTCTTTGATGTCCTCTGCGATGCCCTTCTTCTCTTCCTCCAGACGCTCAATGCGCTCGAAGAGCAGGTTCAGTTCATCACCAGCGACGAGGTTGTGTCCCATGTCCGACATCA